TAATTTTGAGACTCTAAGCCAGTCGTCTCACGAATAAGCGAAGATGTAACAAGACTTCCATGCATAGCAGCGAATAAAGCTCCACCGAATACCCCTGCAACGCCGAGCATATGGAACGGATGCATAAGGATATTGTGCTCTGCCTGAAAGACAAACATAAAATTGAAAGTCCCTGAAATACCAAGAGGCATACCATCACTGAAGCTCCCTTGTCCGAATGGATACACTAGGAAGACTGCGAAGGATGCAGCAACAGGTGCGGAATAAGCCACGCATATCCATGGTCTCATTCCTAATCTATAACTAAGTTCCCATTGACGTCCCAAGTAAGCTGAGATACCGATGAGAAAGTGGAACACAATGAGTTGATATGGTCCTCCGTTATACAACCATTCATCGAGGGTTGCAGCTTCCCAGATTGGGTAGAAGTGAAGACCGATTGCGTTGCTTGACGGGACAACGGCTCCCGAGATGATGTTGTTTCCATAGAGTAATGCTCCTGAGACAGGCTCACGAATACCATCTATGTCAACTGGTGGCGCAGCTATAAAAGCTATGATAAATGCTGTTGCAGCGGTTAATAGTGCAGGGATCATGAGTACACCAAACCAACCTACATATATGCGGTTGTTGGTACTCGTAGTCCAGTCACAGAAACGCTGCCAGTTGTCAAATGGTTTTGTTAGTGTGGCTGTAGTCATTTATAAAAGGGGTTTAAAAAATACCAGGAATGATTTGTCCTGTAGTGACGTATGCTCCGATAGCAGCAACGAATCCAATCATGGCTAGTTGGCCATTGGTTTTTTCTGCTTGCTCCATAAGGAAGTTTTGTTCGTTTTCGTTCATAAGTCTTGGGGGTGTTTCTGTTGCAAAAATGTTTTGCTTACCGTATTCGGTTATGGTTGTCATTTTAAAGTAGCAAGTGGAAATGGCGATGATGAACTGTCAGGTCGCCAGATCTATTTAAGCTACTGTTTCGCTTGCTGCAGGTGTACCATCAGCGGTGTCGCCTGCTAGTTTATCACATTGGGTAAGGTCTGTAACACCTGCCCCTTTAACCCCAGGGATGAACCAACGATCACCAGTGGTACTGACCATGTATTCAACATGGAAATCGTTAGTTCTTTTAGCTGGGTTATAATACATTCCTGCCATGATTAGAAATTAATATTGGAACGTTCTAATTTTTGAAATATGTCATTACGATATGCTTCATCTTTTTCATACCGTGGATCATTCATTGCTTGTACTACTTCGGCTTGACTTCTAAAGACATCGCCAGCAGTCTTAGCTGATTTACCTGATAACATTCTACCTTCGTATCCGTTTGCATTATCGTATTGAGATTTAAGACCAGCAATAGCTAACTTAATAGCTGGCACATTACCAGTGCTAACCAAATCATCAAAGGCTTTTATCTGTGACTCTTCAAGATTACCAGATGCCCATTGAACTACACTATCATACTCAGACTTACCACCTACAGAATTTTGTATAGAATTAATATCAGATTCTGATACATCTATTTCAGTCTCTTCTTGTGGAGCTTGAGGATTATTTTTTTGTACTTCAAGGTAAGCTTTAACTAAATCTTGGCTACTCATACTTGAAAACTTTTCTATAGTTTCAGGTGAAAGTGTACCATCATTCTCATAGTATTCAGTTGAAGCTTCATTAATTAAGGTAACTCCTGCAGAATCTTCTTTAGTTTCTTCCTTTTCTTCTGAATCTTTTTCTGACTCATCTGATTCGGTGTCCCCAGTTGATTCGCTATCTTCATTACCTTTTTCTCCAAGCTTTTTTTGAAGTTCAACATAAGCTTTTTCTAATTCTTCAGAGCTTTGGAATTTACCAGCTAGTAATTGCTGTTCTTCCTCTGCCATTTTTTCACCTACTTGCAGTGAGTCCTGTTCCTCTGGTGTGAGTTCAGGAGCATCAGCTGGAGTGGGATCATAGGTAAGTGTTTCTGCCATTGTCTATTACTTTAAGGTTTCCGAGACCAACACGTTCAACCCTATCAGGGTCTACACCTATTGTTGGTTCTCCTATTTTAGGTTGAGTACTATACTTACTAGGTACAGCGTTGTCTGTTTCTTCTGTTTGCTTTGGTGGTTCAACCTTAGCAGGCTTCTTTCTAGGAACCCTCTTCGGTCGGGATGGTTTCACCTTGTCCAATTGCTTCTCCTAAGTTTGGGTTTTTACTTGGGTCCATTAGTGGAGATCCTACCATTTGACCAGCTTGATCTACCAATGCTTGTTGTGTAGCCATTGCTTGTTGTTGCTGCATCTCTTGTTGTAACTGTTGTTCAGTCTTAACAAGGTTAAGTACATCAATACCTTGTGCAGCTGCCAATCTCTTGATAGCTTCTGAAGGTTCTATGTATTTAATCAATGCCTCTGGACCTAATGTCTGTGCAATGGTTGTTATGAATGCAGTTAAGCTTTCTCTATCTTGACCTCTACCTAAAGCATTAACACCTGCCACAATCTGTGGACGTACTAGATCTTTAGGTATGTTAGGTATCTCTTTACTACGTTGTAGGATCAAGAGAGTTCTGTTGAGGTATGGTATGAGAAATTCTACAGTGAGTAAACTAAAGAGACCACCCAACTGTTGTTCTAATTCTAACTGAGTAAGTCTAACTTCTTCAGCTGTTGTACGTTCGGATTGCCGTACATTTAACTGCATAAATGCTTCAGCTATACGTCGTTCTAATGTCTGAGCCATGTTGGCAGCGGTTGCAAAGTCAGCTGTCTTGCCAACTTGTATGACTGCTACATCCTCTGGTCTTCCTTGAACGATTGCTCCGTTGCCTGCCTTAGCTATTGTAGCAGGCTTTGTTGTTGATGAGGGTGATACTAAGAAAACTACTTTAGCAGCTGCTGCAGAGCCTTCTACTAATGCTTGGGCCAGTCCTTCAAGTGACCTTAGATCACCAAGGAACTCTTCGACTCTACCACGACCGTAATCCTCACCATCAACCGTATTAAATCTTAATGGTAACCATGGACTTGCAGATTTTGGTGCTGTACTACGACTGTTAGGAAGTATTTTATCAAAACATTCCTGATGCCATACCCATCTACCACTCTTGTCATCCAATCGGACGTAAGTATACACTTCTACGTCATCATCATCTGAGCCTGTTTTGTGACCATCATCACCTGGGTAATTTGGTTTAGGATCTGGCAGCTCAACACCAATAATCCTTCTATTGATTAATTCCTTTGTGACTATTTCTAATACGTTACCGTTGCCGTCACGATTAACAACATATCTATTTAATGGGAAGTTTTTTAGACCATCTTTACCCATGAAGATTAGAGAATTACCACCAACAATTAAATGTTTAAGTGCTTGGTGTACTACTACTCTATCATTAGAGGCAGCAATATAATCCATGATGATTCTTTCCATCTTACTGAAAGAAAGATCCAACTCACTTCTAATCTCTGGTGGTATTTCTTCTCCTAACTTATCATCTCTAACTTGTAACTTAAAGAAAGTAGTTTGAGGAGGGAGCAAAGCTAACATAAGTTTTGCTGCCAATGTAACAACCGCCTTAGCACCAACTGACTGCCAAGGTTTAATTAATGATTTGTGATTAGGGTTGTTACTTAGATCGTCTTTGATTAAATAAGGTAACGTAAGAGTTGAACACTCAACGGCAGTGTCTAGGAATTGTGTTCGATCACTGCTTAGTTGGTTGTATCTCTCACGTGCATTCATTAATAATTTCCTCCACCCATTTGTCCAGTGGTATTAACATTATCCCCTAAAGGTATTCGTAAGGCACCTGTACCTTTTGCTTGTGGGTTCTTATCTTTTTTACTTCTTGCACGCTTAACTTGTGGATTAACATCTGTAACCAATGGTTCAGGTTCAGGTGTTGGTGGTGCAGGCGGTGCTGGTGGTGGTGGTGGCGGTGCTAAAGGTGGTGGTGGTGGTGGACTAGATGTTCTACCAAAAATACACATTAAATTTCTTCCTCCATAATAGATTTAATATATTCAATAACGCTGGCTTGCCCAGCTCGGTACATAATTGATTCAATACTTTCTTTAGGATGAACAGGATTCCAACTGAAATGAGAATCAAGTTTGTTGATTAGTTTATCTAACCTATCGTTGTGTAACTTAAGAGTATTGAGGGAGATTGGTGTTTGCATGTTCAAAAAAGGCTGGCATTCTAGCTCGCTGTGTCTCAGAAAATTCAGGTGCTTTACCTTCATACATTAACCGATCACTAGCATCCAGCCAGAATTTTTTGTCCAAATATTTATCGTAGGTATTTCTACCTAGGGGTTGGAATATCCAATTAATTGTGGCTTTCCTAAGTTTGTCCAGAGAATTACTCCAGCGTAAACCCATATCAGCACATACGAGAGAATTACAGGCAACATGTATTTGCTCGTCTCTGGAGATATCTGCCGAGGTCGTCCTAAGACCAGCATCACCACAGAACCTAAAAAAAGGTAGGATAACAAAGAAGATTGCACGTTCTGCTACTAAAGCTTTTAATATTGTATGGTCAGGATGAGACTCCCAAGCATCTCTAAGCTTAAGTGCCTCATATTCTGACTGTGAATCAACACCCAGGGCATTTGTTATGTAACCCAGGGCTTGATCATGTTTGATTTCGTCTTTGACATTTGATTCTAGAAGTACTCGTGCAGAGTCGGGAACATCTTTCTCAAGTGCTTCTGTAACAAACTCGCCAACTGGTAGCTCCATATGCCGTATTGCAAGGCAACGGAAGATGGTCTCTTCTGCTCCATCTTTAAGCTTACCAGCTGTAGTTTGGACTGGTGTCCAAGTTCTCTTTCTATTGAGTAATTTTGCATAAGGGTCTTTCATTCTTGACAATCGCAATTAACTTCTTCTTTATTTAAGATGTCTTGCAAGTAATCGTTAACGTCTTCATCACCTAATGCAGCATATGCACTAGTTTTATCTTGTACGTCAGCCATAACTTGAAGACTGTAGTAAAGGGAGGTTTGAGGTGAAAGTAACCACTCTTCTACGAATTCACGATCGTAGGTTACAACATCACTCCATGAGTTAAAGCTGTATCCGTGAAGAAGTCCCGTGTTATTTAATAGTGTCACGATGCCATCGGTAACGCTTCTATATGCGTCCCAACCGACCTCGCTGGCGATCTCTACATCACCATAATCATAATGTTCTACTCCAAATGTCCCACTGTCTCTGTCCACAGAACGGGCTATAGGAGGTGCAATTTCAGGTGTAGAGGTGAATCCATCTAAGTCCTTACTTCTGTACGAACAAGAGGCAGTAGGAGCTATTGCAAAGGCTCTTACCATGTTATGTTCACGTGCTATTTCAGCAGCTAACTCAATACCTTTCTCTAATTGTTGTACAATAGCATCAGCTACTGTCTCAACCATCTCACCATTAAGTCGTTTAGCTAATGCTACACCAAATTGCTTATAAGATACCTTATATTTTCTTAGTAGATTTGCTAAACCAAGCATACCTAAGCCAACTTGGCGGTCGAGATCAGCTGGCAAGTATTCTCCAGTTGCTCCAACACCTGTCCTGCTATGGAGGCTGCACAATTCGAGCATACCTTCAGTGAAACCCGTTGCGATGTCATCGATTGTACAGGCTGAGAGATTGACATGCTGTAACAAGCACGTTCCACGTGAGGGCAGGTAAACCTCAAGACACACGTTCCCGTAGATGCGTTTTCCATTGTTATCATACTTTATTTTGTTAAGCCAAATGTCTCCTGACTTGATTCCAAGGAGGATGGCATCTTTAACTCGGGCATCTGCTTGATTCCAGAGTTTTCCATCAAGGTCGATGCACCTTTTGATCCAAGGGAGTTCAGATCTAGGAGTTTGCACGAACTCAATAACATCGGGGTGGTCAATATCAATATGAGCCACGATAGCCCCGTTCTTGTAGACCCCGCCTCTTCTGAGTGTTTCATTTAATGTTGAGTAAATTTTAGCAAAGGAGACTGGGCCACTAGCTGTTAAGCCTTTTCCATTCTCATGTCCTTTAGGACGTAATTTAGATAGGTGTATTGCACACCCTGCCCCATGTCTTAGTGCATGAGAAGCAAATCTCCAGCTAGCCTCTATGCCTTCTGGACCCTCCATTGAGTCCTCTACGACAAATACAGTGCAACTCACTGGAAGTCTTGATTCTGGGTTATCCAACCATGATTGGACCCGACCAGTGCGGGAGATAAGTTCTGTGGTCATTTCAAACTAAGTCTGTTAAAGTTGGTGGTTTATAATTTGGTCCTTTAAGAACCTTACCGTCGTCTCTATATATTGGTTTTCCTTCTTCATCTAGTTTAGACATATTACTAAGATGAACTCTATCTAATGCTTCATCTAATAACCATCCCATGTTTTCAGCGTATTGGTAGCATACATAAACTAAATCAGCTAGTTCTTTTAAAGCTTCTGATTCTATATCTAGATTTTTTCTAAACAATAAACCTTCAGCTTCTAAAAACTCTTTAAATTCCTCTACGATCAGATTCTTCTGATATGAACGCTTGTCTTTCGCTTTCGACGATTTTAGGTTGTATCGGGTACGAAATTCCTTGGCTTGTTCGGAAATAAAGGTCTTTTTCATGGGTGAGTTCGTTTTCTAAATAGTGGATAGCTTTTTCTAAGTCTTGTATCTTACTATCTTTGTATCCTGCCCTGCAGATATACTTAATAGCATTTCCTAAGTGGAAGTTGAGTTCTTGTTCTCTAATAAAATCCCAAACATCGGTATGACCTCGTTGGTAATACGCTGGTCCTTTGGCCATTTTGCTAATAAATTTGTGATGGAATTAATCAATACAAAGTTCTGTCTTTGTAAGGCTAAAAAAATAGTTATTATATCTTCTTTTTTTGTTTCGTCTTTAGGCAATGCTATTTCTAGCTGCCTCATTTTAAATTCTTGTTCAGTTGTTAACTTTGTAATCGGTGGCGGGGGACCAGAGGATTGGTTCTTTTTTTGTGAAGTCATAATCATCAGCAGTTAATATACGAGCAAGCCTAGCATTAACTAAGGCTTCTTCTTCAGTTAGATTCTTATCATCGAACGCTTTTAATACAGTTTTCCAACTGTAACCATGCTCTTCAAATAAAGAAGTAGCTCGTTTAACGCCGATCCCTGGTACTCCTCCGTATCCATCAGTTTGATCTCCAGCTAAGGCTTGTACGAGATGCCATTTAGCACCGTCTTCTTTACTGACTGTGAATACTTCATCGAAGTTATATAGTTTACCAGGTATTTGTTTCATATCTTTATCAGGAGATACAATACAATTACCAGGAAATTTTGTAGCATAAATGCCCATGGCATCATCCGCTTCAAGGGTAGGTTTAATAATAACCTTGTACTTTTCTTTTAACGCATTAATAACACGTTTATACCCGCAAGGTTTCTTACGGTTCCTGTGTCCTTTATAGGACTTTTCAATTTGTTTTCTAAAGTTTTTACTGTCAGAAAAGAACAATATTATATCGGAGAATTCCCCAAAATTGTTTCTGATCTTGGTAAGTTCTCGTTCTGTAGCACGGTATGCATCGTCAAAGTTACTGGTAACAAGAATAACATCGTCGCCAAAATCAACTTCTGATTCTGCTGCAGCGCACGCTTTATAGACGATAAAATCGGCATCAATTAATAGTTTCATACATTAGTGAACATCTGCCCAAGTAGAACCTGATTTAGATTCTGCTGCTATAGGACATCGTAAGTTGTAGTACTCACCAGCTTGGGTTGCAGATAGTTCAAGTAAGAACTTGAGATCTTCTACATCTTCTTCTTTACATTCAAATTGTAGTTCATCATGAACGAATGCAAGTTGTCTAGCAGTTGGTGGTAAATTTTCATGGGTTAATAGCATCCATTTTTTAGCGAGTACAGCTGAGGATCCTTGGATAAGATAGTTAAGTGACTTGTGTTTTGAATCAACAAGTATCTTACGTTTATCTATACCACGGACAAAACCTTTCTCACTAGCTTTGTGTACCCCTTCCAAGAGTTTCTCAAGACCAGGGATGGCATCGATATAAGCCTTACGGATCTCTTTGCCTTTCTTCTTAGCCTTTTCTGGGGATAGTTGTTTATCATATGACATACCTAGTTTTTGATCTCCAGCTCCATACAAGAATGCGTAGGAAATTGTCTTGACCAATTTTCGAGATACGCCAATCTTGTCAGCATTTTCTTGGTGTATGTCACCATGCAATAACACTTTTGCGTACCTGCCTCCATCCCATCTTGCAAGATAATGGGCAAGCATCCGTAGCTCAACACCAGCAAGATCACACCCGACCATGCTGAGATTAGGCGAGGCAGTGAAAAGTCTTCTAAATCGTTCATCACTCGGCACTTGGGCTAGATTTGGAGATCTATGAGCACATCTAAATGTAGCGGTTGCTACTGAACAATGGTGATGTATCCGGTTAGACGTCGTAACAAGCTTCTGCCATGCGTTCACGCCTTCTGATATCATCCCAAGCTTTTTGGTCAGATCCAGTAGTGTCAGAAACTGAAGAGCTATATCCGTTCCAATATCTTTCAATACGGTCTCGTCTATAACCGCCTTCCCTGAATTCGTCAGTGAGGATGGTTGCCAATCGTAATGTGTGGAAAGTATCCATGCTATATGATCACGTGAGGTGGGGTTTAGTTCCTTGAGTTTGGTGAATGGAGCATTAGCGACATAGCCTTTGGTCCGATTAGCTCGCTTAGGAGTAAATACTGGTCCGCTAACGTTAGGATACCTGTTGCGTAGTAGTTTACTAGTTTCTTCATACTCTTTTCTGAGAGAAGATTCAAGTTCCCGTGCAGCTTGCTCATCAAAATACCATCCATGTTGCTCCTGTTGTGTAAGAATCTGTGCTACCTGATGTTCTAACGAGACCCATTCAGGTATGGGAGGAAGTGATTCCATAATTTTCTAGTTACTTTAACATCTTGAACACAATAGTCTTGCATCTCTTGACTCCATTCTTTCCAGTCTGTAGTTTTAGAGAAGTTTCCTTTGTATTCATTTAATCTATAACCATAAGCTTCTAAGCTATGGCGTCCATATAATTGCAACGGCATATGATTCCACACATGCTTCTTATCTATATCGAGTAAATTCGGATGATATAAACGAGATAGAATAAGGGTATCAATGATAATACCACGAGGAGAAAACCAAGGGTAGATAGCTTTAATAACAGGAATATCAAAGCCGATGATATTATGCCCGATAAGAATATCAGCCGTTTCCAACCATCCAAGACCCGTCGTGATAGAGTAGTTCGTACCCATCGGTAAGTCTTTTGTAGGAGTGGCATACGGCTCATCATTGAAGGTTTCCGTCCTTTGATCGTTTCCCCAGTGTAACGAAAGACAATGTATTCGGGTTGCTTCATTTAGCAGACCGTTTGTTTCCAGATCGAATACGATTGTCCCCACTCCAGTGGTA